ATGTTTGGCTATCAACGCACCTGGTACGAGGCTGGTAAGCTGCACCGGATCCGCGACCTGCTCAAGTCGCGCCAGGTTGGGGCCACTTACTTCTTTGCTTTCGAGGCGTTCATTGATGCCCTGGTGACTGGGCGTAATCAGATTTTCTTGTCTGCCAGCAAGGCGCAGGCCCATGTGTTCAAGCAGTACATCATCCAGTTTGCCAAGGAGGAGGGGGTTGAGCTGAAAGGTGACCCCATGGTGCTGCCGAACGGGGCGCACATGTATTTCCTTGGTACTAACGCCCGCACCGCCCAGAGTTACCACGGCAACATCTATATGGATGAGTATTTCTGGATTCATGGCTTTCTTGAGTTCCGCAAAGTGGCCTCTGGCATGGCGATGCACAAGAAGTGGCGCCAGACCTACATTTCCACCCCTTCCAGCCTATCCCATCCTGCCTATGCGTTCTGGTCTGGTGCCAACTTCAACCGAGGCAAGGCCAAGGCCGACAAGGTAGAGATTGACCTGAGCCATGCCAATTTGGCCGGCGGCAAGCTGTGCGCCGATCGCCAGTGGCGGCAGATTGTCACGGTCGAGGATGCGGTGCGCGGCGGCTGCGACCTCTTCGACCTGGACGAACTGCGCGGGGAGTACTCCGAGGATGAGTACCGCAACTTGCTGATGTGCGAATTCATGGACGACACGTCCAGCGTGTTCCCGCTCGCCAGTCTGCAGCGCTGCATGGTCGACAGTTGGGGGTTGTGGGAGGACTACAAACCCTTTGCGCTGCGCCCCCTTGGCAGCCGGCCGGTGTGGATCGGCTATGACCCAGCCAAGGGCGGCAAGGGGGATAGCGCCGGCTGCGCCGTGCTGGCCCCGCCGGTGGTACCCGGTGGCAAGTTCCGGGTGCTTGAGCTCCACCGTTGGAGCGGGATGGACTTTGCCGCCCAGGCCGAGGCCATCCGCCAGATGACTATCCGTTACAACGCGGCCTATATCGGCATCGACTCGACCGGGATCGGGGAGGGGGTTTTGCAGCTGGTACGCCAGTTCTATCCCGCTGTGACCGAGATTCAGTACAACCCGAGCATCAAGATCCGAATGGTGATGAAGGCGATGGATGTGATCGACAAGGGGCGGCTTGAGTTCGACAGCGGTTGGAATGATTTGGCCGCCGCCTTTATGAGCATCCGCCGGGGGGTGACCGCCGGCAAGATGCCGACCTTTGAGGCCAGCCGGTCAGAAGAGACCAGTCACGCCGATATTGCCTGGGCAACCATGCAGGCCCTGTTACATGAGCCGCTGGCAGGCGCCAACGGTACCAATACCGGTTCTATGGAGTTTTTCTAATGAGCAAACGTCGCAATCGTCGCCCCTCTTCAACCCCTACGCAGCCGGTGACGGCGACCCAGCCATCCGGAGGCGAGGCCATCGAGGCGTTCAGCTTCGGCGAGCCGGTGCCGGTCTTATCGCAGCGGGAGGTGTTCGACTACCTGGAAGCGATGCACAACGGCCGCTGGTATGAGCCGCCGCTCTCGCTCAATGGGCTGTCGCGGGTCTATCGGGCCGGGGTGCACCATGCCTCTGCCATTCAGGTTAAGCGCAACATCTTGCGCTCGTGCTTCATCCCTCATCCGAAACTGAGTCTGGCGGGATTCACCGGGTTGGCGCTGGACTATCTGATTTTTGGCAACGGCTACCTGCAGGCGGTGCAGAACTGGATCGGCGGGGTGCTGCGCTATGACCATCTGCGTGCCAAGTACACCCGGCGTGGGCTGGATATGGCCACCTATTGGTGGATTGCCCAGCCTGGGCAGGAACAGGAGCTGCCCGCTGGTCGGGTGGGCCATGTGATGGAGAGCTACATCAACCAGGAGATCTACGGCATCCCCGACTATGTGGGCGGTTTGAATTCGACCTTGCTGAATGAGTCGGCCACACTTTTTCGCCGTCGGTACTATGAGAACGGCAGCCATGCTGGTTTCATCATGCACATCACTGACGCTGTGCAGAACGAGGGAGACATCGCGAAGCTCAAGGAGGCGCTGCGCCAGAGCAAGGGCCCCGGAAACTTTCGCAACCTGCTGCTCTACACGCCGGGCGGCAGCAAGGATGGGGTCAAGCTGATCCCGGTGGCCGAGGTAGCGGCCAAGGATGACTTCTTGAGCATCAAGAACGTGAGCCGGGATGACCAGCTGGCCACCCATCGGGTACCGCCCCAGCTGATGGGGGTGATGCCGAACAGCACTGGCGGGTTTGGCAATGTGACGGAGGCCGTTCAGGTGTTCGACGTCAACGAGATCGACAGCATCAAGGCCAGCTAGGGCGATCAGCTGCGCTGACCCAGCCAGCGCATCCCTACCACCCCGCCATCTGGTGGGGTTTTCTTTTGCCCTTTATCTGGGCACATCAGCGGCCCGCTGCTGCATCACTGATGCGGGCCACCCTCGCACCCTCACGGATCCTTCGGCGAGTACTCGGAGCGACTGGCGCAGCCTGCCGCCCCCTGCCAGTACCGCTGGCGCGCAATCGGGACCCCGCCTCGCCTGCACGCTTTATGTGTCGATTTTCATTCGGGTGAAAGACTGCTGACGGCTGGCTGCTCCCCGCGCCAGCAGTGGCCGCACTATCAAAAACAGATCCTTAAAATGATCCTTCAGAGTCCCGCAGTTTCTTGCAGTCTCAGATAGTAAGTGACTAAGAACATGCTATATAAATTGAAGGGTTTTAATTTGATTGCTAGAGTATATTATGTTTTTTATAAGTATGCTCTAGCTGGAGTATTTTATTGATATTTAACAAAAACCAGAACCAGTGTGGTGTCATAGGTGAAGGTGCTAATTAATCTATATCCTGCTGCATCTAATACTATGCATAAGTCATTTATTTCTATCTCAACGTTTGTCCCTTCAGGATTGCCCAGCTCAATTTTTCTCAAAATAACCATGTCACACCATCCTTTATAATTTGTCAAATGATATTCCAGCGGCTTTTAATTTATTTTCAACGTCTTTTATCTCCTGCTCGCTTGTATTTGGTTCAGTTAAGAACTTATCAAAGTCTCTGTCATATTTTTCGAGGATACTTTGCTTGAATTTTTCCAAGTCGTCAGGATTGGACTTTAGCTCTTTATATTTCTCGGCTATTATTTTTTTTAAACTTGATATTTTAGGCTGTACTGTTGGTATGTCTCTCAATGCAGCAATAGCATTCTGCGCATTGGTATCAATTTTTCCATTATCGTCTCTTGTGAACATTAGGGTTGCACCGGGCTGTTTAACTGCGGTTTCACCTACAGCCAAACGCTGGTAAATTCCTGATTTTTCACCTGCTGCAAAGAGATCTGAATATCTAAGCTCCATTATCACATTTGCGGAATCTTTAGCTCCACTACCATTCTGCCCATTAATCTCACCTGCCTTCTCACCTGCATTTCTGTTGGTAGGAACAAATGCAACTTCAGCCCTCTTATACCCTAAAGTGGCATCAATCATGCCGCTTGTAGGTTGTTGTGACACTCCAATACCGATGGTTGTTGCTGTTGATGCTATTACTGAATAACCTTGGTTTGTACAGCCAGCTAGCAGTGAAATTGATGCGACGCTAAATATGATTTTTCGGTAGCTGCATAACTTATCCATGATAAGCTCTCCTTTATTGATTTTAATTAATCTGATACTGCATATAAATGTATCCCGTCCTCCTCTCTACATGTGCTTGCTTCTATAATTGTGTTATTTGTGTTTTCCGGTACGACAATAACTGAGGATGTAGCATATCCAATACTTGATTTTAGTCCCGGTTGATCTGATAACATTATTCCTAACGACTTCGTTTTCGCTGCATACGCACCACTTTTCATTGCAGGTTTGGGCACGGAGACAATACCAAATCCGATGACGATATAGTTTATGAAATTATCGGTTTCAAATTTTGTGCTGATACAGCATGGTGAACTGGAGCAACCAGCTACGATGAAAATAATGATGATGAGTACTACATTCCTTCCACTCATTCTTGGGGAAGGGATGTGCCCGCTGGAGACGCTCTTATTAAAGTAAAAATTTAGTGATTCCATGACCATGCCTACTGTTTTGTGACATCGGTTATATGTGGCACAGTGCTTATCATTGCTGTGCATCCAATACCTGCTTCTTTCATTGGAAAGGGTAGATGGGTTCTGTGTGCGTATCACACTATTACTGTGATATGCATCACGCATTTCCCATTGGGTCTATCTGGTTCCTGACGCCCTCGGCGTGGTGAGGTCACTTTCCCGTGACTATCCGGAAGTTGATGGACTGGACCCAAACGCCGAACGGTGATCCACTCTGGGCGGAACGCAATTTTGTGTATTTATACAGTAAAGCCGAGATGGTCCGTATGTTTGCTCAACCCAACCCTGATGCTCCCTTGTTGGAACTCCCTCTGTTCCTTTCCCGATAGCCTGCGGATTTCCGTCGCCAGTGCAGGACTACACCGAGCAGACCATCAACCTTAACCAGCTGTGCGTGGCCCACCCATGACACCTGTGCCTTGCTGGCCCTGATCCCCGAGCTGCTCCCCCGCATCTGGCGAGACGAGCAGCAATACCAGAAAGGGGGCGTCATGCTGGCCGCCAGCATGCAGCAGGGGGACCTGTTCGCCGCAGAGTAGCAATCACCGCGCAGCGAGGCGCTGATGCTGGTCATCGACAGTATCAATCAGGGGCGGTTGGGGAAGGTCTACTTTGCGGCCCGTGGCCGCGATACCCGGGAGTGGATGATGAAGCGGGAGCAGTTAAGCTCCCGCTATACCACCGTGCTCGGCGAGCTGCCGGTGGAGAAGTGGTGAATACGCAGGGAGGTCAGTACATCAGTTCGATCTGCTTGCCAAAACTCACCATCATCCGCCCGGCGGCAAAAAAGCTGGCCCAAGTGAGGAATCCAATGAACGTTTCCGGGATCATGGCCTGAATGATGGGCCGCTGGCCAAACAAACCTGGCGGAGTGGGGAGCGTCGCTTTGCCATCCGTAATGGTCTGGAGTCTGGAAAAAGCCCGCTCGAGACGACGTTCAAACATGTAGTGGTCTAATCATCCCGGACACCATTTTAGGTGGTACAGTCGCCACCAAGATCAGAGGTGTTCAATGACAAGATTACGTCGCTCATTTACTGCCCAATTCAAACTCGAAGCCGCATCCCTGGT